AGAGTCAGTTGGTAGTCGTTATCCTCTGAGTCATACCACCAGTGAGCACATCTGTACTCACAACCATCAGTCCATATCATCCCAAGTCTCCCATCACTGATACCTCATCACGAGACATGAACTTGTGATCAATGTCCATCACATCTTCTGCATCCAAGAATGCATCCTGAGATTCTCCATTGGCACGATTGATACCAAGGAACAACACACGCCCCGCATACGGGTAAGGATATATCTCTGGTGCATACCAGAACTCTGTCTCCTCATACAGTCCCTCGTCATTCACATATATGGCATCACCGCCCTCATCATAACCACCACTGCAGAAGATATCACACTGCAAATGCTTGCTGATATCTGTGTAGTCATTCACTTCTACGTTCTCAATAGTCTTGAGATAAGGATCTACTAATACACCTTTCATTACTTCACTCCTGCTATTAAGCCGTCACTCATTGTGACCTGTGCAAAGAACTCACGCCCCTTGTTATCCGTAAGTTGTGGTCTGTTAGATCCTGTCAATACTCCATTGGCCTTATACTCCGGCCCAAACCACGATGTCTCAGTGTAGTTGAGACGCTGACCAATATGCTCACGCATCTCTTTCTTACTGCTGTAATTGAATATCATCATTGTAATCTCCTTAAGGTTAACTTGGTTAACTTGAGCAGTTTAAGGTCATGCTCAGGACACTGGAGGTTAAATCGTTCGTCCAGTCAGAGCAGACAGGTGGAACACAGACACATCCCAACCTGTACTAAACTTACTCTTGTTACATTTCTTCTGCGTCAGTTGCTCGCACCACTGATCCCACAACCGCTTGGTGGAATTGTTGTGTTTGCAAATGTCCACATAGTTCTCGATCTTCTTCATCTTGGTCTCATCTGACAGCATCTTCGTGAACTGAAGATCCTTGATACTGACAGTACGCAAGCGTCGCAAGTTATGCACATCAATACAACCGACACGACCGAACATCATCTGCATCACAAAACCTGCTTTGGCTAGACCAAGGCCCGGAACATTTGTAAGCACAAGCATCATCTTTCGATCACGAATAGTACGATCACTCATGTGAGCACCAGTACCAGAAGACCACCGCTTCTTTGATAGATACATCAACTGATAGTACAACTCCTCGCTGTTCTTCTGCAGATAGTCGTATGTATCTTTCTTCCAACCCCAAATATATTTGGAGTCACGTCCTTTCTCACGGTAATCACGCATCTGCATGTCCATCGTACTGAATGGTGCCTTCACCGATAACACAACAAACATGATACCGTCCATCATATGCTTGTGATCTTTCTGCATGTACGCATTGATCACTGGGTTTACAACTTCGAAACTCATTTGAAATACTTCCTCATAAATTCAGCAATAACATGAGACGTGCAAGCGCACGCCCCGATAAAGCACAACAGGCCAATCCAAAGTACTACGAACTCCATCAGTCCTGATACTCCGGTGTATTCAAGCCCTCGTATGCGTCCATGATGTTACGACAGTGACTATGGAAGAACTCTTGCGAACGCTTCTCAAACTCCACAGCTTCGCTATGCTTGAACACTTGTGATGAGATACCACGCAATGACCAGTAAGAACCACCAACCTGAGTACGCACGCGCAACTCAAAGTTTTTAGGCTCGCTGTTGTAATATGCATATTCGTCAACTTGTGATGGCTTCTTGATACATTCGACCACCTCACTGATGAACACCTTGAGTAAAGTCTCCACTGTAACTTGATTGTTCATGTAACCCTCCAGTAGGTTAACTTGGTTAACTTCAACACAGAACGAACACTGCCGCTCGACTGTGTAAACACAGTATAACACAGCTTGGTGCTGAGATCCGGTGTAAAAAAATTTTATTTTAGACAAAGAAAAAGGGGCTTTCGCCCCTCTCTCGATTACGCCGCTTTCGGTTCGGCTGTCAACTCCTTGAACGCTTTCTGGATATCGGCTTGGTTGTAGCCCTCTTCGTATGCTTTCTCAAGCAATGCGTTGAGTTTTTCGCCAAGGTCCCAAGGCTTCGGCGCCTCTTCGTCGCCTTCGGCTTCGCGGCATAGTCCCGCTAGAGCGTTGATATTACCGGCTCCTTTGAACTCTTTGACAATCATGGTCTTACCTTCGCCATTTTCCCATAGTTCCGGCTGGGCCTGTTGCTTCTTGCGAATGCCTAGTGCGAAATCCAATACGCATTTTCTGGCAGACTTTAAAGCCTTGATGATTTGCTTATCCTTACCCGCCGCAAGCAACATTGATTCAAACTCAGAGCAATAGCCCTTGATGATATCCTTGTCTAGGTTAACTTGGTTAACCATCTCGACCATGTTCGACACTTGCTTACCATCCGTGGACTCAACAATCAAGCTCACATCAGTATTTAAGAACTTCGCGTAAGACACACCTTTCCCATCGAATTGAATCGCTTCGTTTTTAGTAGTCATGAGACCCTCCAGTCTATATATTTACTATTTACTTTATTTATGATCTTTATTGACCATATGTACATGCTAACAGAAACCAGTCGTGCGTCAAGGTTAACCAGGTTAATCGTTAGATTAATTTGTCATAAGGATCTGGGTTATTAGAACTATTGGTTACATAGGTGGGGTATTAACAGACTTATCCACGGGGTAGGTACTACTTATACACATTCTCTCGCTAGTTTTCCACAGGCAGAGCATATTTATCCACAGGATTGTTGAGTTATCCACAGAAATTAAATAGTTATCCCCAAAGTTATCCACAGGCCGGGGGAGGGCGCACAACATTGCGTCGATATAGTGTACCTACTCAGATACAAAAAAAGGTGAATTTAGGATTTAAATAAGAATGATTTGCATTTGCGTAAGAACTGATTAAGATACTGATTATAATAGAGAAAATCAATTACGCACTGCGGAGGAATACTGCCTGAAACCCGCCGAAGAAGGGAAACTATATTGTAGTGTCAAAATATAACTTGACAAATCCTTAAAAGTATGCTACAATATTAGCACTAAAGAGATAACGCAAGAGAAAAACGCAAGTAGTAATTATTATCTCTTACAATCTCTTGCAATGATTGTTGCGATAACTACAGAGTACTGTATATGACAGAGAATACTCCAACAAAAAAACGAGTAGGAAGACCTCGTAAGTCGATTGTTGAGTCTAAGAAGGCGGGCAAACGTGGCAAACGTGGTAGACCTCCCGGTGATGCGGCGGCAATCAATGAATTCAAGGCGCGTTTGTTAGCCAGTCCAAGATCTCAAAAGGTATTGGATAGTATTATGAACGCGGCACTAGACGATGAACATAAAAATCAAGCGGCGGCGTGGAAGTTACTAATGGATCGTATGTTGCCTGTTAGTTATTTTGAGAGAGATAAAAACACTACAGGTAAATCTAGTGTAAGTATTACGATTACAGGCGTGGGTGGCGATACTGTAATCACAGGTCAAGATGATATTATTGATGCAGAGGTAATCGATGTCGATAACGAAGAATGAACTGATTGAGATTGTAAAAGAAGATCTCGTTCGCCACGAAGGTTACGTTGCTGAGATTTATCTTGACAGTGAAAACCTACCCACTTTTGGAATTGGTCACCTTGTTACAGAAGACGACATGGAATACACATGGCCTGTTGGAACTCCTGTAACTGATGAGCGCATCCTCCAAGTATTCCATGATGATTGTGATGTTGCGTACAGTGATGCGTGTGCGCTTGTGTTAAACTTTAGCTCACATCCTGAAGATGTACAACGTGTGTTAGTAAACATGGCGTTTAACCTTGGGCGTAATCGCTTAGGTAAGTTTAAGAACATGATTAGTTATGTGAATGAAGGGAACTACTTGATGGCCGCCAACGAAATGATTGATTCAAAGTGGTATCGTCAAGTAGGTCGTCGTAGTGCAGAGCTTGTTGACATCATGAAGGAAGCAAAAACTGATGGCTAAGTTTACAGTTGAGTATAGAGTGAGCGATCCTACAGGATCAGGTGCAGGTGTTAAAGCAACAAAGCAAATTGAAGCTAAGTCTGCCGCACAAGCTAAACAAATCTTTAATGAAAAACATAAAGAAACTGCGCGAAACCGTGTACTCAATAATGTTTCTTCAACCTCATTAGGTTCTCAAAATCCTCGTGTAACTGTACGTGATGTGTATAGTACATCAAAAGGTAAAGACCCTAAAAAAATGACAAAAATACAACGCATGGCGGCAGAAAGTCTAAAAGACCCGAAGTTTCAAGCTAAATTAAAAGCTATTGGCGGTGGTAGTTCAGGAGGTTCAGTAAAACAAATTCAAGAAAAAATGCTGACTAAACCTAAACTAAAACGTCCGGGCGGTAAGTAATTGGAGCTTAATGTTGAGTTGCTCCCGTGGCAACAAGATGTCTTCAACGACAAAGCACGTTTCAAGATTGTAGCCGCAGGTCGTCGTACTGGTAAGTCAAGACTAGCCGCATGGCAATTGATTATCTACGGATTACAAACTGATCGTGGTCATGTGTTTTATGTTGCCCCTACTCAAGGACAGGCTCGTGACATTATGTGGACTACTTTACTTGAGTTAGCTCATCCTGTTATCAAGTCATCACATATAAACAACTTGCAAATCACTCTCATTAACGGGTGTACGATATCGTTAAAGGGTGCTGATAGACCAGAGACAATGCGAGGAGTTTCCCTTAAATTCCTTGTTATGGACGAATATGCGGATATGAAGCCCAGTGTGTGGGAACAAATCCTGAGACCTGCACTTGCTGACCAGAAGGGCGATGCCATGTTTATTGGTACGCCTATGGGAAGGAATCACTTTTATGAACTCTACCATTACGCCACGTTGGGCGATGATGAGAGCTATAAGGCTTGGCACTTCACATCTTATGATAACCCGCTTCTTGATCCAGAAGAGATTGACACAGCTAAGAAGTCCATGTCAAACTATGCGTTTAGACAGGAGTTTCTTGCAAGCTTTGAAGCAATGGGGTCTGAAATCTTTAAAGAGGATTGGATACAGTTTGATGATGATGAACCTGAGCATGGTGATTACTATATTGCGGTTGACTTGGCGGGCTTTGCAGATGTGGAATCCGCGACGAAAAGTAAAAACAAAAAGCTTGACCAAACGGCTATTGCGATTGTAAAGGTTAATGAAGACGGATGGTGGGTAGCGGATATTGTACATGGAAGATGGGATATCAAAAAAACCGCCAAAAAAATATTCGATGCTGTCGCACACTATCAACCAGTAGCGGTTGGTATCGAAAAAGGAGCATTAAAGAATGCGGTGCTCCCTTACCTTACAGACATTATGAAGTCTGGACAACGATTCTTTCGTGTGGAGGAATTGACGCATGGGAACAAAAAGAAAACTGATCGTATCGTGTGGGGCTTACAGGGACGCTTTGAACACGGACAGATCACGTTAAACGAAGGAGAATGGAACTCTGCATTTTTAGATGAGTTGTTCCAGTTTCCAAATCAATTGGTTCATGATGACTTAGTGGATGCTTTAGCTTACATCGATCAACTTGCTAAGGTTGCATACCACTACGATTATGAAGAAGAAGACTTTGAAATCTTAGACCCCGTAGCAGGATACTAATATGGAATATGAAAACAAAGGATCAATTGACCCAACAAGTCTGGAGGCGTGGGTTATTGATAAGTGCGATTCATGGCGTGACCATTACGAAGCAAACTATCAAGAAAAGTTTGATGAGTATTATCGCTTATGGCGTGGCATTTGGTCTGCTGAAGATACAATGCGTGCATCTGAAAGATCAAGAATTATTTCTCCCGCATTGCAACAGGCTGTTGAGTCTAGCGTAGCAGAAGTAGAAGAAGCTACCTTTGGTCGTGGTAAATGGTTCGACATCAAAGATGACTTTGCTGATGAACAACAACAAGACATGCAGTTCTTACGAACTCAGTTAACTGAAGATATGCAGTTTGCTAATGCTCGTAAAGCAATTGCTGAGTGTTTAATTAACTCTGCTGTATTTGGTACAGGGATTGGTGAATTAGTTCTTGAAGAAGTTAATGAGTTACGTCCTGCAACGCAACCAATCCTTGATGGAGAAATGCAAGCAGTTGGAGTTATGGAAGCACCAAGGACACTTGTTAAGTTGCGCCCTGTCTTACCACAAAACTTTTTGATTGATCCTGTTGCGACAAATATTGATGAAGCATTAGGTGTCGCTATTGATGAGTTTGTACCTTACCATCAAGTAGTCCTACTACAAGAACAAGGTGTATACAACAATGTTCAAATTGGTACAGCACCTGCGGATAGTGATTTAGAACCTGATCAAGACTTAACAGTTCACTTTGATGATAAAGTTCGTCTTACAAAATATTATGGACTTGTGCCACGTGAGTTGTTTGAAAGCACAGTCTATGAAATGTCAGATGATGATATTACTGAAGATGGCCCATCATATATTGAAGCAATGATTGTAATTGCAAATGGTGGAACTTTATTAAAAGCTGAGGCTAACCCTTACATGATGCAAGATCGTCCAGTAGTGGCTTTCCCATGGGATATAGTACCGGGACGTTTCTGGGGTCGTGGAGTATGCGAGAAAGGATATAACGCACAGAAAGCCCTTGATACTGAACTGAGAGCACGAATTGACGCACTTGCGCTTACTGTACATCCTATGCTTGCTGTTGATGCTTCACGCTTACCTCGCGGAAGTAAATTGGAAGTTAGACCCGGCAAGGCCATCCTTACGAATGGTAATCCCGCAGAGATCTTACAACCGTTCAGATTTGGAAATCTTGACGCTAACTCATTTAATCAATCAGCCAGTCTCCAACAAATGGTTCAGATGGCAACTGGAGCTATTGATGCGGCAGGTATTCCGGGAAGTATTAATGGGGAAGCCACAGCCGCAGGTATCAGCATGTCACTGGGAGCTATTATCAAACGGCATAAACGCACGTTGATTAACTTTCAAGATTCATTTTTGATTCCATTTGTACGCAAAGCCGCACATCGATACATGCAGTTTAATCCAGAGTTGTATCCGGTTAAAGACTTTAAGTTTGTTGCAAGTAGTTCGCTTGGAATTATTGCACGTGAGTATGAAGTCACACAATTGGTACAGTTATTGCAAACAATGAGTCCTGAGTCTCCAATGTATCCAATGTTAATTGAATCAATTGTAGATAATATGAACTTATCTAATCGTGAGCAGATTATTGAAGGGCTGCGAAATGCGAATCAATCGCAAATGCAACAACGCCAAGAACAAACACAAATGGCATTGCAAATAGATATGGCTCAAAAACAAGAAAGTATTAAAAATATTCAAGCGCAAACTGCAGAGATTCAATCACGAGTTAAGCAGAATGAAATTGAAAGTCAGTTGCTTCCATTGGATGCAGAGACTAGACGATTGGCTGTTCAAGCTAAAGGTGGGCCTGATGAGGTTGACAAAGAGTTTGAGCGTCGCGCTAAACTTGCAGAGCTTGTACTTAAAGAGCGCGAGATTGCAAGTAAAGAAGATATTGTAGAGCAACAAATGAGGCAAAGTAATGGTAACTAAGCAAGACGTGGACAACATTCTCCAACAGATGAATGCCATATTGCAAAGATTAGATGAGCGAATTACTAGATTAGAAGAGGCAAGTACGAAGCCTCCTACCACAAGAAATACAAAAAGTCAAGCAAAAGACTTGACAAAACAATAAAATTGTGGTATAATAATTGCATTATAATTAGGGAGAAACTCTATTGAGTCCTGAAGATCAGAAGTATTACGAAACTTATTTTGATTTGTTTATACA